ATTGGTATTTGAATGTGAAACACTAGATGATAAAAACTGGTGTATGGACTTTGGCGGATTGAAAGAATTCAAGCAATGGTCAGAACATATGTTTGATCATACTTTGGTCATTGCAGAAGACGATCCCAATCTAGAAGTGTTTAAGAAGCTTAACAAAATCAAAGGCGGCTTCAACGATCACGGTGTATGCGATCTTAGAATCGTACCCGGAGTTGGTTGCGAAATGTTCGCTAAGATGTGCTATGATAAGATGTTAGACCTACTTAAGAATGGTAATATGCGATACCCTGTAAATCCAGCTGTTCGTGTTAAGAGCGTTGAAGTATTTGAACACGGAGCCAATTCAGCTACCTACGAAGGATAAGAATGAAAAAAGTCGCTGTGATAGGCGCGGGGATTGCGGGAGTGATCCCTGCGTATTACCTTTGTAAAAAAGGATACGATGTAACAATAATTGATCAAGAACGTTATGCTGGAATGAAATGTAGCTACGCTAACGGCGGACAATTAAGTGTAAGTAATAGTGAAGTGTGGAACACATGGAGCAACGTCAGCAAAGGTATTAGGTGGTTGTTTAAAAAGGACGCACCATTATTAGTAAGTCCCAAATTTGAATGGTCTAAGTTACGATGGATGACTAAGTTTGTATGGCACACATTTGTCAAAGATCATATTCCTAATACAGCTTCTACAATTCAACTAGGTATAGAAAGTAGAAATCTTTACAAACAAATAATTGACGATGAAAAATTAGAATTTGATCATTCTGCTTGTGGTATTCTACATGTCTATCAAAGTCAAAAATATTTTGACAATGCTCAGGACATGAGTCCAGTGTATGAAGCTAACGGGTGTACATGGAACGTTGTTGATCGCACAAAGACTGAACAAATTGAACCTGCACTTCAACGTAGTGATAACATCATTGGTGGTATATGGACCCCAGAAGATTCTGTTGGCGACATTCATAAGTTCTGTTCTGAACTATGCCGTGTAATGATAGAACGTTATCGTGCTAAACTTTTATTAAATGTTAAAGTAGACAATCTCAAACGTATAGCAGAACTTTATGATATTGTAATTGTTGCCGCAGGTGCCGAAAGTGCCAAATTAGCTCGTAGTGTAGGCGACAATTTAAATTTGTATCCAGTAAAAGGTTACAGTATTACAATACCTGCTAAAGATGAACAAAGTCTTGCAGCTATGCCTAAGGTTAGTATCTTAGACGACGAAGCAAAGATAGTCTGTTCGTTATTAGGGAATAGACTTAGAGTAGCAGGAACAGCTGAACTTGCCGGAGAAAATTATGACATTAAACGCGATAGAATAGAACCACTACTGCGTTGGGTGCAAAAACATTTCCCACAAGTAGATTGTTCTGAATATTCAAGTTGGGCCTGTCTTCGTCCTATGACTCCAAACATGATGCCTATCATAAGTAATAGTAAAAAGAACAGTAAAATTTATTATCATACCGGGCACGGGCATCTAGGATGGACACTCGCTCCCGCTACTGCTAAACAACTAGTAGGAATAATACAGTGAAAAATATACAAGTTGGAAATATAGAAATAGGCATTAATAAACCGTTGGCACTCATAGCAGGTCCTTGTCAAATTGAAAGCAAGGCCCATGCTGAGATGACCGCAGGTGCAATTAAACAGATAGCTGATGCTCTAGGACTACAATTTATCTATAAAAGTAGTTTTGATAAAGCCAATAGAAGTAGTGTTAGAACTAAACGTGGTGTAGGAATTGAAAAAGGTTTAGAAATACTAGATCATATACGACAAACTTTTAGTGTGCCTGTGCTCACAGACATTCACGAAAGTTATCAAGCTGACCTGGTTGCTCAGGCAGGCGTGGACGTACTACAAATTCCTGCTTTTTTGTGCCGGCAGACTGATCTATTACTGGCAGCAGGTCGTACAGGCAAAGCCATAAATGTCAAAAAAGGTCAGTTCCTTGCACCTCACGACATGAAAAATGTTGCTGACAAAATTGCCAGCACAGGCAACGAAAACATCATGCTTTGTGAAAGGGGATTTACTCATGGATATAATAATCTTGTTGTTGATATGCGTGGTCTACCCGTTATGGCAAGCACCGGGTATCCAGTGGTCTATGATGCTACTCATAGTGTACAACAGCCTGGAGGAATGGGAACAAGCTCAGGCGGAGACAGGACTATGGTACCGTACTTGGCGAGAGCTGCTGTAGCCACAGGTTGTGTATCGGCCATATTCATGGAGTGCCATGAAAATCCTGACTATGCACCTAGCGATGGTCCTAATATGATTCCATTGGATCAAATTAAAACGGTGTTAACTAAGATCGTTGAAATAGATGCAGTTGCCAAACGCTGAGACCAAAGAAGCAAGGAAGCTTCGCAAAGCACTACACAAGTCGCAAAAAAACGTAGTGCCGGCCAATAATACAGAACGATTTACTGTTCTGTGTGTTCGTTTTGGAACCAAATATGGTCGTGAGTATGTAGAACGTCTACGAAACATGGTAGAACGACATACAACTGTGCCTTATGATTTTGTATGCCTCACTGACGATACTAGACCTATTGAAGGCGTTCGCAGTATTGTTCAACCTATGCAACAGCAATATAAAAAGATTTGGTGGCATAAGGTACACATGTTTGACCACAGTCTTCCGTTAGGCGGAAGAATTTTGTATTTTGATTTGGATGTAATTATCTGTAACAATATAGATAAATTTTTCCTAAATCATGATAAACTATTCTTAGGAATTAAAGACTTCAACAGGAAATTTCATCCATCGTGGCATTATCTCAATAGCTCTGTGCTAAGTTGGGTTCATGGTAGAGAAAATTATATCTATGATGAATTTCAAAAAAATCCAGCGGAGGCACAGAAGCTTCTAGGTGATCAAGATTGGATTTGGAAACTATCTAAAAACAAATTGCAATTTTGGCCTATTGAATGGATTCAAAGTTATAAATGGGAAATTCGTAATAGAGACGAATTACTTAATCGCACAGGTAAACAGGGATTTAAATTTGTTTCCAATCCGGTTATACCCTTGGGATGTTCTGTAGCGGTCTTCCATGGTGATCCTAAAATGGAAGATGTAAAGGATACTTTTGTAATTGACAACTGGCGTTAGATCTAGTATAATTGTACTATGACTAAACGTATTGGCTTTGCCTGCAAATGGATTGACCTACCCCATCAGGTAGATGGTATCAAACCTAAGGACGACTGTAAAAAATATAATACAGGGTCTACCACAGTTGCATGGTTAAATAGACAGCACAAGGATGTGGCTGTTGAGAAACTATGGGACCTAATGAAACAGAACATAGAATCTACTCGACTCCTTGTAGAAAGGGTTGGTGGATTAGATGAAGATCTTAGAATGGTACGACTCAGCAGCGATATCCTTCCTGTGTATACTGAGCCAAGCTGGTCTTGGTTTTGGCGGACTTCCGATGTACGAGATTATGCCCAAAGACATTTTAGAGTGGTGGGGGATTTGGCCCGCGAGAATCGTGTTAGGCTTAGTTTTCATCCTGGTCAGTTTACCGTGTTGGCCTCTGCTGATGACGATATTGTAAATCGTTCAATAGAAGAATTTGAATATCATGTTGACATGGCTCGTTGGATGGGCTATGGCCAATCATTTCAAGACTATAAGATCAATGTTCATATCAGCGGTAGGCGAGGTCCTCAAGGTATTAGAGATGTACTTGGACGTCTTAGTCCAGAAGCCCGCAATTGTATTACTATCGAAAATGAAGAAATAAGCTATGGACTCGATGATTGCCTTTCTATTTCAAATGTCGTTCCTATTGTTCTCGATATCCATCATCATTGGATTCGTGAAGGAGAGTACATTTCGCCACGCGACGACCGTGTTCAACGAGTTATTGACAGCTGGCGCGGCGTTCGCCCTGCTTGCCATTATTCTGTCAGTAGGGAAGATGTTCTTGTAGATCATTGCACGAAAACCATGCCTGATCACAAACAACTGTTAGAAGCAGGACATAAAAAACAAAAGCTCAGAGCACATTCTGACTTCTACTGGAATCAACCAGTGAACGAATGGGCACTGAGCTTTCGAGAGCAGTTTGATATTATGTGCGAAAGTAAGGCAAAGAATCTTGCCAGCCAAGCACTATATCAAGAAGCTGTTAGATTAGGCCTTTGATTTTCTAGTTCTAATTTTCTTAACAGCGGCTTTTGCATCGGCCCTGGTTACTTTACCATCGCCGTCAACATCAGCTGCTTTCTTTACACGAGCCTTAGTTTTAGAAACTACTGCCTTAACGTCTGCCACATCAACTTTTCCGTCCTTGTTTACGTCCAAAGCGTTTACTACAGGTGCGGCAACTGGTTCCGCAACTGGAGTTGGATCAGCTGGTTTATCTTCTGTTTTGACCTCAGAGGCATCCTTGAGAACAAAACGATAAGCACCGTAAATAAGAGCGCCTGCAAGTCCTAGTAAGATTAATAATTCCATAGGTATATTCTCCTTAGCGAGTTATTTAGCGATAAATATATTTGTCTACTATAAAATGAGCATATAATGTATAAAATTAACGATAGAGAAGAAAGGTTGTATTGGACTGGGACACATTTTCCAGGTACACTTAGTAATGAAGAATTAGAAGAATGGGCTCGTCTAAAGATTAGAGTTGAAGGATTAAGTGTTATAAATCCAGAAGAACAAGAACGTTACGGCTACTACCTAATTATTTTTACAATATTTTTGTGCATAATGGCATTCGTACTATGAGTTTTGATTTTTTAAAAACATTTAACCTTACAGAATCTAAGAAAGAAAAGATTGATCAAGAGCCTCTATCTTTTGGTAAAAGAGATTTGGAACCTGTTATGAGTAAGGCAACTTTGGACTATCATTACTCCGGACTTGCTGCCAAATACTCGGAAAGATATAACAAAGGCGAAGGCGATCCAAAATTTAATTATGGCGGGGCAGTATTACACAATCTGTTCTTTGGTAACCTACAGCCCCCAAAAAGCGGCAACAGTCCCTCAGGCGCTAGTGAAGAATTAATCAATAAAAAATTTAAAACATTTGATCAGTTTAAAGCAGCATTTGAAAAAGAATTCATGGCTGCACAAGGCTCAAATTGGATTTATATGGATCTCAACGGATCTTTACACACTATACACAATCACGAATACAAGAAAGATATGAAAATAGCTCTATTGATCGATGCATGGGAACATGCGTGGGCCTTAGACTATCAGCAGGATAAGGCTGACTATCTTAAAAACATTTGGCGTATTGTCAATTGGGACATTGTCAATAAACGTCTAAACCAGGAGAAATAAAATGATTGATACACTATTTTGGATTTTAGTAGGAGCATTTGTGGGTTGGCATTTTCCAGAGCCCTTCTGGGCTAAGATGATTAAGGAAAAAGTATTTTCTTTCGTTCAAAAAAAACAGTAAACTGATCCAACGCCTTAGGCGTTAATATAATACAAGGAGAAGATTATGAAAGCAATTATTGCCGCAGTATTGTTCTGTCTCAGCGGAACTGCTTTTGCACAGCATCACGGACACGGTTTTAGACACCATAACTTTCATCACAGACATCATTGGCATCACGGTCACGGATGGGTAGTTCCTGCCTTGATAGGTGGTACAGTAGTTTACATGGCTACTCGTCCAAATCCTGTGATCGTTAATCAGCCGCCACAGACTGTGGTGCTAGAGCCTAATCAAGTTATGATTAATGGTATTGTCTATACCAAACAGACAATGATTATAAACGGGGTTGACACAGAAGTTCTAGTTAAACAATAAGGAGAAAAGATTGGCCTATTCTTCACAGGTAGTAGATCATTATGAAAACCCCAGAAACGTGGGAAGTTTTGATAAGTCCGATAGTGATATTGGTACTGGTATGGTTGGTGCACCTGCTTGCGGTGATGTTATGAAACTACAGATAAAGGTAGACAAAGATGGTATTATTAGAGATGCTCGTTTCAAGACATACGGCTGCGGTTCAGCAATCGCCAGTTCGTCTTTGGTTACTGAGTGGGTTAAGGGTATGCACATTAATGATGCTGTTTGCATCAAAAACACGCAAATAGCTGAGGAACTTGCATTACCTCCTGTGAAAATACATTGCTCTATCCTAGCTGAAGATGCAATAAAAGCAGCAATCAAGGACTATAAAGACAAGCATGATCTCACTCACTGAGACAGCAGCAGCCAAAGTCAAACAGCAATTAGAACGCAGAGGCAAGGGCGTGGGTATTCGGATAGGAGTTAAAACTACAGGATGCTCGGGCCTTGCCTATGTTCTTGAATATGTAGATTCAATATACGAGGGAGATCGTGTGTTTGAATCTCAAGGCGTTCACATATATGTAGATGGCAAAAGCATGGCCTATCTTGATGGTATAGAAATGGATTGGATTCGTACCGGACTTAACGAAGGATTTGAATTTCAAAATCCAAATGAAAAAGATCGCTGTGGCTGCGGGGAAAGTTTCAGAGTTTAAATCTTATCGATGGGAATATCTACATCTGTAGACATATTCCATATTTTTTTGTGCTCAACACCTTTACGTTGAGCAAACCTTTTTGAATCGCAGTTTGGGCAGCAATGAAAGAAATTATTGCTGAGTCTCTTACTCTGCATGTTCTTAAGTTCTCTTTCAAATTTAATATCACAATTGTCACAGCGAAACACCGCAATAGTTTTTCTTCTACGATAACTGTGTTCGCAACCTAGTTTACTGCGTCTAACGTATTGATTTTCTTGAATTTTATTATGCAAATACACAAGTTATTTACATTAGGCTTGTAAAAACTTTGGATAAATACCATAGAATTCCAAACACTTAGGATTTACTATGGGCAGAAAAATTATTAATATTGGTACTATTGGAAACGATGGTACAGGTGACAGCATCCGTGATAGCTTTAGAGCAGTCAATGATAATTTCAGAGAACTTTACTCTGCACTTGGATTAGGTGAATTACTAACCTTTATTGGTTTAGATGATACTCCAGAAACTTATCTAGGACAAGAAAATGCCATCGTCACTGTTAATACTACCACTGACGGTCTGGCATTTAGAACATTAAATGCTGGTACTGGTATACTATTAGATTTTGATACTAATATAAATGAGTTAACCATTAACTCAACATTCAGTGATATCCAAAGCGATCCTACTCCAAACTTAGGTGGTCCCTTAAATGCATCTAGTGGTGGCACAAGATATCCTTTAGGTAACTTGTTAGATCTTGCCAGTACCATCGAATTATCCGATGCCGTATCAAGAATGAATGCTATTCACGGTGCAGCTACGTCTAGTGCGGATAGACTTGCAGTAAACAAGAGATATGCTGATGGTAAAATTTCCTTAGCTGGTATAGATGCTATTGATCCTGCTACAGGACAAACCAATACCAACTTTGGCACAATGACTGGGCCATTGATCCTTTCAAGAGACCCTGTTGAACAAGACGATACAGCCTATGGTGGATTAATTGCAGCAACAAAAAGTTATGTGGATAACTCTGGATTTAGCAGTAGAGTAAATCTTTATGTTGCAACATCAGGTCGAGACGATCGTCCAGGAGTAGGTAACGATAAACAAGGTAGATCATTACCGTATGCCTATAGAACATTAGAATCAGCTCTTAAAAGAGCAGAAGAATTATTACTAGAAGCCCCATTAGAAATTGGTCCATATAAGAAAGTATTAACTTGGAATAACGGTGACGAAGCAGTTACTCTAGCAGAAATTGACGATATCACTGCAACTACTGGCGCAGGTTTTTCAGCAAGTTTTATCTACATGAAAGTAGATACGGTAGAAATCGCCACAGGCGGATCAAATTATCTTCCAGGCGATGTACTTACAGTTGTAGGCGGAACCGGAACGCAGGCTAGATACGAAGTACTAGCTGTAGGACCAGGCGGTACTGGAGGTCGCGGGCCCGTAACAAGTATTAGACAAATCACAGCAGGTAGTTATACAGCCCTGCCATCACCATCAACTGGTGCTGCGACATCATGCCCGGGCAGTTCAACAGGTGTAAAGGAAGGTTGTACTCTTAATCTAACTTTCAAAGTAGCAAGTGTCTCAGTGGGCAGTGGAGGATCGGGTTACGGTCTAGTTAGTGTAAGATTTGTTGGAGGTGGTGGCTCAGGTGCATTTGGTACTGCTGATGTCAGCGGTGCAGGTGTAATTCTCAGTATCACAGTAACCAATGGCGGTAGCGGATTTACATCATTGCCAAGTGTATTGGTAAGCTTACCAAGATTTAGATTATACACAGCCAACTACAGAACAGACTTCACAGGCAATCCAGCAGAATCAAGTCCTGCTGCCAACGCACAAAAAGATATCAGAGAGGGTCTGTATCTAAGAGGAGAGAACTCAGGTGCATTGGCACAAATTCTAGCACACAACGGCACATTAGACAGTGATGGTAATGAAGAATTTGATGTTGACATTATCAGTGGTACTTTTGAAATAGGTGAACCAATAAGCTTTGGTGACATCACAAAAAATATACAAATAAGTGTATTTGTTGAAAGTGGTATCTATGAGGAAAACTATCCTTTGAGGGTTCCGCAGAATGTGGCTATTATTGGCGATGAATTCCGTAGAACTATTATTAGACCAAAGGTTGGTTACGAAAGCTCAAGTCCTTGGGCGTTCTTACACTTTAGACGCGATCCAATCATAGACGGTCTAACTGTCACATCACAGTTATACGGTTATCATTATTTGACAGATTCAACGCAGCCGGTATATCCTTTAATCAATAACAAAGGCAACTATCGAAGTGCTGCTACCTTAATTTCCAACAACAGAAGTTTCTTACAGGAACAGGTAGTTGGTTGGCAGAATTATCAAATTGCTAATAATATTGCACCGTTCTCAACATCATTTGAATACAATCAAGAAATATGTTATCGTGACATTGGTCTATTGTTAGATTCTATGGTGTTTGATCTCAAGTGGGGTGGTCAAAACCGCACCATATCTGCTGCTCTAAAATACAAAGGTGCGGCTACAGAATTTGGTGATCCTGCTTTGGCCATTGGCGCACAATTAAGTCAAACTGTAGCAGGTATTCAAAGATTAAAAGTATTGATTGAAGATGTCTTAGACAACATAGCAGTTGGCACTACCTATACTCTTGCAGGACAGGTAACAGCAAGTCCAGACGAACCTCAAATTTTTGACGAAGGTATTGTCGCCGAATCAGGATCAGAAACAGTATTTGATCTACTAGTCGATGCCGTGGTAGATGTTATTAGTAATAGCGGCACAGTGAACTATCCAAAAGACAACGGTGATATGGATGTGTTCTTGTGTAATGACGCTGTGATCCTACGTGCTATGACTTATCAAGGTCATGGTGGCTTTGCTATGGCGCTTGATCCGGAAGGACAAGTGTTGGCCAAATCACCTTACTGTCAGGAGTCAGCAGCGTTTAGTAGAAGTATAAATGCAAAAACATTTGCTGGCGGTATGTTTGTTGACGGCTTTACCGGCAATCAACAATTCATTATCGACAGTAAAGACAGCAATACTCTATTGCGAGTATCTGGTCTATTAAGACCTCCACAGACTCCCTGTTCGTTTATTGTTGACGATGAAATATACAGAGTCAACTATATCAGAGGTTATACGTTTGGTGTTGGTCTTCCAACGCCAACAACAGGTGGTTTTAGCACAGCTCAATTCATTATTGATGAACTTACTCCCTTTACGGCTACTCCAGGCTCAGTAACTTGTACATTTAATGGTACTACTGATGTTATAACAGTAGCAGGCGGTCACGGTTTACAAGTTGGGGCAATAATAAAATTTGCCACTACGGGAACGTTGCCAACAGGCATAACAGCTGGACAAGAATATTACGTTGTTCTTTCTGGCTTCACTGTAACAACATTTAAGATCACTGCAACATCAGGCAGCACAACTGTACTAGACTTTACTGGCAACGGTACAGGAACTAACAGCTTTGTACGAGTGTACGAAGTACTAATGCCTGGAAACCGTTCAATGCTGAGCAACGACTTTACACAGGTTGCTGATCTTGGCTACGGTGTTTTAGTAACCAATGGTGGTTTGACAGAAGCGGTATCTATGTTTACCTACTACTGCCAAATTTCCTATTACTCCTTAAACGGTGGACAGATTAGATCTGTAGGTGGATCCAGCGCACATGGTAACTTTGCTCTTGTTGCAGAAGGTTCAGATCCATTAGAAGTTCCAACTCCAACCGGCTTCTACACTGACATGGGGCAAACTGCCACAGTTTACGCAGCATCTACGTCAACAATTAATGAGCGCGGAGAAGTTGGCATTTACGTTAACTATTCCGATTATCTGCCATTACCGGGCAGTGAACTAGAAATCAATCACGGTAATGCCATTAACAGATATTCTGTTACCACTGTGGTCATAGATGATGTTGCTACGAAACGTGCTAGACTGAACATTTCTACTTCAGGAGGTTTGGTGTCTGCGGTATCCCATGGTCAACCAGTGACTATTAGAAATAACAGTTTCCATGTATTATTTGGCGATACGCTAAATGTTGCTACTCGTCCGTCAACAGCGTTGATTTTGAATGACAGTAACTTTGTTTATCGTGTACTTGAATTTACTGAGTACACAGATGGATACGAAGTTGAGACCTATACTATTACTAATATCAATTTAGGTACAGGTGTAATTACTACAGATATTCCTCACAGACAACAGGTAGGATACCAAGTAAGATTTATTGAGCCGGCAGGTTCTGTATTACCAAATGAAATAGTAGCAGGTCCCAGTGTTGAAGACGGCAGCGTATATTATGTTAGCGCAGTAGGTTCTCCAACAACATTTAACATTAGTGCGACAAGCACAGGTACCAATTTAACCTTCACTGGTTCGTTCAGTGGTGTTCCAACTTTAAGTCCATATGGTTTGACTCTAACTCAATTACGTGAAAACTATGACTACATTGAATTGGTCTCTTATGAACCTCCACCAGCTACCGGTACTACATTTACAGTAACTGGTCTGGCAGGTAATACATTTACAACATCTGCATCACATGGTTTTACAGCAGGAACTCCTGTAAGATTTAGTGCGTCTAGTTATCCTTCTAATATCACAGCTACAGATGTTTATTATGTAACTGATGCTAATTTAGGAGCTGCTACATTTAGTGTCAGCAATACACATCATATAGACAGTACACTTATTGGTGTTACAACTAGTCTTATTTTTGCTACAGGTCCAAGTATTGGCAGCATAACTGGCGCTGGACCATTCTTCGCAACAATTAGCAATATTACTTGTGTTGAGACTTTAGAAATTGGGCAAAGAATTTATGCTAGACCCAATATCACAGGAGTAACTGTTGCTGGCGACGGCACAAATTGTACATATACATTTACAGGTCAAGCATTACCTCCGTATCTACCTGAACAGCAAATTACTGTTAGTGGCTTTGCCACAGCTGGATATAACGGAACATATACTGTAATTAGTTGTACAAATACCACGGTCACCGTTGCAAACACAACCACCGGTGGTACAACAACAGGCGGAACTATCGCTGTTGTAGCCACCGGTGGTCTAGCAGCAAATACAACAATTTACAGCAAGAGTGTGGCCACTGGCAGTATTGTAATTACTTCTGCTCTAACACCTACCGCAGGTACTATTGTATTCCATGCAGAAGGTTCTGTGGTTACTACCGCAGGTGGTAGCACTATAACAGTAAGACGCTGCTTAGGAGAACGAGGCGATACTCAGCTGGCCATTGGCGGACTTGGACAGGCCGATGAGGAAAGAATAACCAACGGTATCAGTCAAAGTTTAAATTATAAATTTGTCTATGAAGGCACTGAATACGAAATAACCAATTACGAAACTCCAGGATCGCTGGGCACAGATTATGCAAGAATTACAGTCAATCCAGCATTTCAAGTTCCGGTAACAAGATTCAACAATCCAAGAACACTGAAGGGTGCTGTACCGGCTCCTTCAAACTTATCTAAGGGAACACTTACAATTAGAATTTCTCTAACTCGTGTTACCTCACACGACTTGTTGGAAATTGGTACTGGATCTTACGCAGACACTAACTATCCAAACGAAATTTATGGACCACCGGTTAATTCAATAGCTTCTGTGCCTACCTATTCTACACAGGCAGATAATGAAACTGGAGAACTGGTACTTAGATCGCAGATGCAGGAACGTGGTTCTGGTCGTACATTCTTCGTAACCACAGACCAGTTTGGTAACTTCTCAGTAGGTCCATTCTTCCGTGTTGACCAGGGTACTGGTACAGTTACGTTCTCGGCTAGCATTGCGCTAAGCCAGTTGGACGGTTTAGGATTCAAGCGTGGTACAACTATCAGCGAATTCTCAACTGCTATGGACGAGGGTCGTGTTGACGCTGTACCAACTGAAGCAGCTATCCGAACCTACATAAGCCGTAGACTAGGCTTAGATTATTCAGGTGCTGTGGTTGCAGCGGCAGAACGTATTCCTGTGAACAAAGGTTTCATGGCTCTAGATGGTAGCCTACAGTGGTTAGGTCCATCTAGTATGGACATGAACAACTACAAGATTGCCAACCTAGCTACGCCAACATTTGGCACTGATGCTGCTCGCTTGCAGGATATCAAGATTAGCAATCTAAAGGATACCGACGGTACTGACTTGTTTAATTTCAGTGCCATACAGTCAAGTCAACTATTGGCGCTGGATGGAACTGGAAATACAATCATTAACGTAACTCCTACCGGCGAGGTTACTTTTGAAATACAGTCCGGCGACAGTACCACTAACGTAATTACAACGGTGGTCAGCGATGGTGTTATTGACAATGCCAACATCAACGCTGCCGCAGCTATTGATCAAAGTAAGCTGTCAATGATTGCAGCCAGCACGAGAGTAAATGCCACAGGCATTACACAAGCAGATAGAGGATTGGCCAGCTTTAATGATGCAGAATTTACAATAACTCCTGCGGGCAGCGGTTGGGTACAGTTAAAATCAAATGGCATTACACTTAATAAACTTCCTCAAATTGGATCAGATAGAGTATTAGGAAACAGTTCATCGTCCACGGCCAATGTAGCAGAAGTTACATTCGCCACTGTCATAGACGAAGGTTTAGCTGTAAAGAAAGAACAGTACAATACAGGCACAGGTTATCTTCGTAGAACAAACAGCGGTGTAGGCAATTACACAGCAGATGTTCATTTTGGTATTGTAGATCATGCCACAGCAGCTACAGGTAATACACTGGTCTACAGAGACACCAACGGCGACTTTGCTGCCAGAAACTTAGACATAGCTCAGCTACAAGTTGACAGTAAGGTAGCCATTGATACAGCCGCAGTTGGTACTGGTGGATTTATCAAATACTACGGATATCTAGGCCAGGAAGGCATACTAATTGGTGATGGTTCAGTCTCAGGCACTGACAAGATCAGCTATCACAATAACGGCAAACACATATTCCGTAGCCAAGACGGTGCTTCAACATTCGCTACTATTGATTCATCAGGTATAAGTGTAAGCTCGTTACTAAACTGTACATCAATCAGTACAGGCGCAGAAGCAACAGCAGGTACAGTAACTGGTCGTTGGACATTGGTAGGAACTAGTCGCTTCCAAGCTACCTATGCAGCTGACCTAGCTGAATTCTACGAAGGCGACAAAGAATATACAGTAGGTACTGTACTAGTGTTTGGTGGAGAAAAAGAAGTCACAATCAGTAATCGATTTGCAGATACTAGAGTGGCTGGAGTGGTCAGTGATAATGCTGCTTATTCAATGAACGGTGGTTGTCCTGGATTGAAAAATCAAGTTGCGCTACAAGGTCGTGTGCCTTGTCGTGTAGTTGGTAAGATCAGAAAAGGCGACCTGCTGGTCACTGGTGTAGCATTAGGAACTGCGGTTTCAGCGGGTACCGAAGCAAAGACTGGTACTGTAATTGGCAAAGCACTACAGGATTACGATTCAGATCATATCGGCTTAATTGAAGTAGCCGTGGGAAGAAACTAATGGCACAGCAAACAATAAACTCAGGAAGTCCTCCAATTGTTTGGAGCACAGTAGAAGATGCGTTTACTAAAATAAATGCAAACTTTGACGAAATATATGCCACCATTGGAGGAGCACTGGGCAGCGTTGTTGACTTCACTAGCCTTAGTTCAAACGTAAGTCCAAGCGCGACAGAAACCTACGACCTTGGAAGTCCAACATATCGATGGAGGGATCTTTACCTAGCAGGTAACAGTCTATATCTTGGTAGTGCAATCATTACCGCTGACGGTGCAGGCATAGTTAACTTGCCAGCAGGTTCAACAGTCAACGGCGAACTTATTCGTAATCCTGCAGAAGCAAGTTTTAAGAGTGTGGCAGTCAGTGGACAAAGCACAATTGATGCAGATGCATACACAGACACTTTGACCATGGCCAGTGGCAATGGTGGTATTACAATTACAACCAACACAACTACAGATACTGTTACAATTTCTAACAGTGGTATATTAAGTGTATTGGGTACAGCCAGTCAAATTGGTGCAAGCACAGTAAGTGGTGTAACAACACTGACTAATTTGGGTGTACTAAGTTTGGCAGGCGAAACTGGAGGAATTGCGGTAAGTACAGCAACAGGCAATGTCACAATTACTAACCTGGGTGTAAAAAGAGTCATAGCAGGTTCAGGCATCAGTGTTACTCCGGGCGGGGGCACAGGAACAATTACAATTGAAAACACCAGTCCTGCCAGTCCCACATTCCGTACTGTGAGAGTTGACGGAGACTTTATTAACCAAGTCCAGGCTGACCCAGGTAACTTTAACGATATTTTAAACTTTACCAGTGGATACGGAATGTTGATAACAACGGATCCTAGCACCGACACAATTACATTCACAGTCAATAATACTATTGATATCAAAGGAAGTGTGTTTGGTATTGACAGTTCCTTAATTATAGATAGTACCAGTGGTAATGTATCGGGACAGATTATAACAGCAGCAGCAGGATTTCAAGGTAATTTAACAGGGAATTTAGTAGGTTCAGTGTTTGCAGATGACAGCACACAAATCATAGATGGCAACTCTTTCACAGTCTACGGTAACATAGAAGCTACAACATTAAGAACAAGTGAAACTAAAATTGCCTTAGGTGATAATGCTGGAGTAACGGATCAACAAGCTCAAGCGGTAGCTATAGGAAGGTTAGCTGGACAAATTTCACAGGGCGCCAATTCAGTTGCTATTGGAGTCATTGCTGGACAAACTTCACAAGGTAGTGGTGCTGTAGCAATCGGTGGCAATTCCGGAGTAACAAATCAAGGCGCTAATGCCGTGGCCATTGGCGTTAATGTAGGTGTTACCTCGCAAGGTGCAAACTCAGTAGCAATTGGGGCGGCTGCTGGCAATACAAATCAACACGCAAACTCAATTATTTTAAATGCGACTGGCACGGCTGTGAACAGCGACGGTACAGGCAGATTCTTTGTTGACCCAATTAGGACTACTGGCAGCGGTGTTCCGTTGATGTATAATGCAATTAGTAAAGAAATTATCTACAGTAATGTCTTAGAATTTATTGGTAGTACTATTTCAACCACTGATTCGAGCGGATTAACTGTGGATGTACAAACAACATTTAACACAGATGTTACTTTTCAAAACGATATAACAATATTAGAAACGTTAACATTAAAAGGCAGTAGAGTTATAAATCTAGCAGAATTAAAAACTGTTGTAGCGGCAAGCACAGACTTTGCGAATTTTCAAGCTAGAATAGCGGCACTGAACTAACGGAGCGATAAATGGCAAAGCAAGTAATCAATGTTGGTACAACATCTAATGACAGAACTGGCGACAGTATACGCAGCGCATTTACCAAAGTAAATTCAAACTTTACTGAACTATATAATGCCATATTCAACGAACCGTCAGTAAGAGACATAGTAGGTTCTATATTTGCAGACGATTCAACCCTACTTGTTGATGCTGTAGCAGGTAAGATTGTTGGTCCTGTGTTTTCAAATGTAACAGGGAATGTAACAGGGAATGTAATAGGTAACTTGACAGGAAATGTAACTGGTAATGTTACAGGTAACTTAGTTGGCGATATTCGTGGCTCTGTGTTTGCAGATGATAGTAGTGTAATGGTAAACGCAGTTGATCGTAAACTGGTCTCAACAACAGCAGAATTAGGCACTATAGAAATTGCAGGCAATACTATCACTACCACAGACAGTAGTGCAATCACCATAGACCAAGTTACAAATCTTAGCAGCGATGTAAACGTTGGAGGTGATATTTTACCTAATGTGGCCAACGGCGGGAATCTAGGATCGTCTGCAAAACCTTGGCGTAGTTTATATGTTAGCAACAATACTATTTTTATCGGTGGTAATGCTCTTAAGATAGACGACAACGGCGACCTAACATTGAACAACAATCGCATCGTTCAGGAGAACGGTGAATATCTAGTATTAGACAATCTCACAGATGTCAGTGCTAATTCACCTTCAGTAGGTGATGTCTTGACGTGGAACGGTGGCTCTTGGGTCAATGCCAGCGGCATAGATGCTGACATCAAAGGTTCGGTGTTCGCAGACGACAGCACCTTGTTAGTTGATGCTGTCAGCGGATCTATTCCTTACAATGTTTTAAGCGGTGCTCCTACAGTACCAACACTGACTAGCCAACTTACCAACGATTCAGGATTCATCACAGCAGCCAGTATTCCTACTGATTTCAAAGGATCAGTGTTTGCTGATGACAGCACATTGATGATAGATGCAGTAGGTAATAAGATTTATGCCACAGAACTTACAGTGGCTGTAGGAAATTTTGTCAATGTCAACAGCAACAATGTGGATGTAGAAAACATAAATGGTCTTGCTTCGCAGATCAATTTCACTGTTGGAGGTTACAACAATCTGGTTATTGAAAATAACCTTGTGACTATACAAAATGTATCTTTGTCAGTGGCAGGTGATATAACCTTAGGTGGTAATATCCGCAGCGAAGGCAACATCAACATTGAGATCAACTTGTCAGATTCCACTCTGCGTAGATGGAGTTTTGGTGAGGATGGCCTTCTAACATTCCCTGATGCTACTGTGCAGACTACTGCTTATACAGGTAATGCGGCCACAGTTGACATTATGAATACCAATGGTATAGACTACAACTATTCAATTACTTTTGTTGAGAACAGATCCGCCACACAAGATTTAAGAGCCGATGTTGATTTAACTTTTAACTCGGCAACTAATACCCTAACAGCAGCAAACTTTTCTGGTAACCTTACGGGTGTCGCCGACATAGCCAAAAACATAGAATCAGAAGGTGATGTTTCAATCAAAGTCAATCTCACAGATTCCACACAGCGTATTTGGAGATTTGGCGAAGATGGTGAT